CAGAAAAGTTTGTTGTATCTGTCGAAATTCTCCCTCGGGAAGGAAGTCATCAATAATTTGCATTAGTTTAGGTTAATAATAAGTCCCTTAATATCAACAGCAGCAATAGCAACGATACTGATAGCCGCTGCTGCCTTGAGACTGATAGCAGCGCCAGCGTTGAGGGTGATAGCACCAGCACCAACGTTAGCAACAAAAGCACCAGCGCCAACAGTAAACAACGCACCACCAGCAGCACAAGTTACTAGGAAGGGTCCAGGAGTCGTAACAGTAAATGGGGGTGTGGGTACTGTGCCAGGAAGTTGGGTCATAGTGATTGGACCCTTGACATTATACACCACCGAGCACAAGGGCGATGGTGAGGTCATGCCAATGTTATGCAATTCCTGTGTAGCGTTGACAGTAAAGTTACCTGCATTACAGTTAAACTCACCGCCAGAGAATGTGGTTGTCTTATAACCGTTTTCGAGTTTAGATCCTGCCATCTTCAACTCTCTACTGCCGATTTCTGCCTCAACAGCGTTAAGTTTAAAGTTTGCACCAGCAATCATCATATCCAAGTCAGATCCAAAGGTCATGGAGTGCTTTTGGATCTTATCAGCACCATCTTTCTTGTCGCCCTTATTATCAACCTGCTTAGGAGCACCTTGAGCATTGAAGAAATAACCACCACCAACTTCAATGTGACAGTCGCCTGTGACCTTCAGACGATAGTCACCATTGATTGTGCGGACATAATCGCCATCAATAGTCCCGCAGTCGTCACCATGCACCTCATGGGTGTAGTTTCCAGGGAAACTTTCATGGTCAGCAACATAGTTTGACTGCTCTTCACCCGATTGACTCTGTGTTTGTTGCTTTTTGTATTTTTCAACTTCCTTATTTACTTGATCTTGAGAAGCAGTAGGATTTTTCTGACGATATTCCTTCCTTGCCTTATGCTCTGCTAGTTGAGAGTTATTTGCATTGACAGAGAATTTGGTGCGACCTGATGCATCTCTCTGCACAGTTGCACGTCTACCAGGAGTGCCAATTTCTTCCTTATACGCACCACTGATGTAGTTTTTAGCAGCGGTTAGATAAGGATCTGCTTCATTGAAGAAAGAGTCGATAAAACAACCACTGTCAAAGTCACCAAATGGACCACCTCCACCACACTTTGAGTATCCACTACTACCTGCTGCACCCAATGCAGAAGGACTACAAGATGTAGTGCCAAAGAAAGGATAGAAACCAACATCTTCCTGACCACCAGTGGACTCTCTATCACACTTAAGGAAGTTGCCAAGAATGTTAAAGAGTAGAGTTAGAAGTGCAATGACGTTTGTGAAGTCAAAACCATTCTTAACGATGTCCTGTGCATCATCAAAGACCTTCTTACCTTCCTTAAAGGTTTCCATCAACTCTAGACCCGTACCAATTCCACTAATGACACTCTGAATTGCACCAAGGACACTCTGCACTTGACCCAGGAGACTTTGCACATTACACATGATGCCTTCTGCAAGTGCTGCAACACTCTGTGCTGCTGCTTCTGCCTTACTAATAGCACCATTAACCAGAGATGTAATTACACTAGTAATTGCAGCAATGGGGTTAGTGATGAATGATGCGATATTTGAGTCTAGGTTACAAAGAAGTGCCAGACCTGCTGTAATAACACCTTGAATTGCTGCTGTTGTGCCACCTGGGAGACCCAAAAGTGTCGTAATCTGTGCTGCTGCCGCTTCAATAGGCTCAATAAGGTCACTCAGTGCTTGCCTCATGGAGGAGATCACCTGCGCCATGATTGCACTAACAAAGTTAGTCAGTTTTGCAGTCAGTTTTTCGATATTGGTGAATGTGCCACTCAAAACATCTATAAAACCGCCATCAGTGGGCACTAAGTTAGATGCACTAGCGACAAGATCTTCTACAAGATAATTTACCGTATTTTCTAGAGATTTGTAGGGACCACCTGTGCCTGCCGCAGTAGGAAATGGTTTTGATGGTGTAGTTGGTTTTGCTGAGTTTGTAGAGCTACCATTTGCCTGAGAGGCAAGACTTTTGGGCGATGCTGCACTAGCAGAAGGTTGTTTATTGGATCCGTGAGTATTAACAGTATTAGTGCCTAGTGACTCTTTACTCTTTCTACCAGAAGTGACATTTGTATCTCCAGGTGGTAGAGCAGCAGCATTTCCACCCAGACCCTCAGGGACTTTATCACCAGTAATTTGATAGTTGTTATCAGTGCTTTGCTGATTCTTATCCATACGCAAAACACCCATAACAATGGGTTGTTGCGCCATTTCACCATCCATGAAGAATCCCATGACGATAGCGCCAGGTTGTAGTTGACCTGAAGATTCGCCTTGACCGTCATTACCTGCTTGATCTGTACCTTGCAGTACACTTGCCCAAGGAAGATTTTCGGTAGGGATCTTTTGAGCAGATTCTCCAGTAGGATTAGTGTAGTAGTTTACAACTCTTACCTTTACTCTACCTAACTGTATGGGATCTTCATTGTCTTCTACTTCACCGACCCACCAGAACATGCCGTCTTTACCAGCAAACGTATTATTCTGCTCGCTTATGATACCGTCAATTAACATAAATCTTAAAAGTGGACCGTAATTTATTTATTCCTCTAACGCACCCCCAGTGCGCCATGCACCAGTTTTCAATCGTTTAACCAATTCATCTCCCCATGCTTCCATTTTATCGGGATGGACTTGTGTGATGCCTGCTTCTTTAACAGCATTTTCGATGCTGTAAACTTCATTATCATCGAGTCTTCTGCCGTTTTTTGGAAGGGTCATGGTCTCCTGCATTGCTTGCATACTATTTTATCCTGAATTCAAGACATTTCAAGTGGATTTTATAAAATCTTAAGAAGTCAATTTTTTGGCGGGATTTTTTTGGGGCGATATGGGAAATCAAAGGTCGTTTTTGGAATGGGCGATGACGGATTCGAACCGCCGACCGATTGGGTGTAAACCAATAGCTCTACCGCTGAGCTAATCGCCCTCTTTGGAATCGATACATGTCTGTCCCACCGAAGACTTTCTCTCCAGTTTCAACATCATGACCGATGTCACGACTCTCTATTCCATCTTTGGTTAGATGGACTTCGGATGTGACTTTTGCGTTGCCTCTTACGATGCAACCGTCACCGATCAACTTGCCATGCCATGCTTGACCGTCGTATGTGAATATCATATCACATGCTTCCCTTCTTGTAAAGTCGGGAGTATAGTTTTCCATGATAACTTCAGTGTCGGAGACCTCAACCAACTTGTGATGTCCTTCTCGGTATGGATTATCTTCTCCATCAGACCGATACCACTGTTTTGAATGGTAAAAACCATCTTCCGACTTACTCCAAGATACAAAGACCTGAGAGTATAGAGTCGGAGATGATTGTGCTTGTTTTTTGTTATTATAAAAACCTAAAAGGTATTCTTCAAAGTTAGTCGTCATACACCAAACATTCGGGCTCGCTAGGATTTTGATCACAGAACAATTCGAGATAACTAGGATCGTGATGATCGCCTGCTTCGATTTCTTTTTTATGGTGCTCTGCGTATTCCTCTAGGTCGTGCAATTCACCTTCAATGTGACGACGCATCTGAGGAGAAACGGTTGGATCTTGAAGGATCTCTTTATCCTTCTCGATATGTTTTTCGATACTTTCCATGTGTGTTACTTGATAGATAGTGAATCTTTGTATAATAGCATCTCGGTGTAGAGATTGCCATCTGCAAAAGAATGTTTAATACTTGCAATGCAATATCTACCGCTATATCTTTTGTTGGTATTTATAGCTCCTTTCTCCTGCTTGGTCATTGGCATCTTAATGTTTATGCCGTAACCAGAATACAGATCGAGATTGCCAGGGACAGCAATAAGTAGTTTTACTGCTTTCAGTGATGATGCTCTCAAATGTTTATAAGACTCTAGGTATGCTAACTCGTCCAGATTTTGTGTGTTTGCCGATTGCTGCTGATCTTGACCTTTAGGATCAAAAAGTCTATTAGGCAACACAGTGTATCTAATTCTTCTCTTTGACTTGAGAAGTGATTTCATAGTGTCTGGAGTGTCTGTGATAGGACACTTACCATTGTCTAGATGCTCCATCTTACTCCAGAAGTCTTCCAGATCATACGATCCAGGTCCCTGAGAGTTTTTAGATTCCGTTGATAGTTTTGAGTTGCCAAACTTAGAGGGGTCTAGTGCGGTGCTGAATCCAGCGTAGGATCCATCTCTCATCGCACCAAGAAAGTTTCTATCGTCAGGGAAGGTAATAGAATCAATACGATAACCATCCGCCTCACCATCGGTCTCCATTTTCTTAGGTTGATAAGCATATGTGTATAACACTGCTTCACCGTTTGCAGTATCACTTTGACCATCTTCAGATTGATTATTGATGTCCGCAATCATCTGATCGATAGACTTGAAATGGTATCCCATGATATTTTCCCAGAAAATAAATCCATTCTGAGATTCTTGTCCAGCAGAAGATTTCCTAATAGATCTATTGGCAGCAAAGTAGATAGTATCAAATGGTCTCCAGTTAGGACAAATGAATGGCAACTCATTCTGAGTCTCTTCTACAAACAACTTCTTGTTAGTCATTGGACCACCAGTCACCTGACCAGTGAGGATTTCCTCCACCATCTCATGTGCTCTTGTCTTCTTATTAAACAAGACATCTGTATGACCAAACAATAGTTTGGCTTCATTCATAATGTATTCATAAGACACTAGTTGGACAATATAACCCTCTGCACTACCCTGGCGAGATCTTGACTCGATATTGTATGCTTGAAAAATATATGCATTCTTACTATCTCTAGCATCGAGTTGGATCTTCCATTGCTCAGCGCCAGTAAGTCTGTCAATGACACCAGCAGCATCCTGTAGAACTAACTCTGCTGTCATTGCGGCAAGGTCAATTCCCTCTTCAACAGAGAATGACATGACGAGATCACCGATGTCAGAAACACCATCACTATTCTCTATCACTTTGTTGTCTCGAATAATCTCAACGACTATGGATGCCTGAGTTACTGTAGATGCCTTCATACTCATTATGCATTCCTCCTCATGATGTTGTTAGAAGAATTCATTTTTGACACCAAAGTTTCTTTGGGTGATCCACCACCAGTAGGAACAAATTGTTGTTTAGGTTGAGATGCCATGAGGACACTCTTATTTACCTGCGCTACTTGTGCTCTTACTTGAGCGTTTGCTTGCTCTGCCGCCTGAATTGCTTCCAGTCCTGCTTTATTTAATGCGTTTTGTTCTTGCTTCCTTTCACGTTTAGCATTGTTAGTTGCTGTTGTTTGTGCTGTCATAATACTACCACTGCTGCTACCCGATGTCCCACCAGTATTGGTAGCGGGAGACAGGGCAGAAGCAGTGCCAGTTGCTCCAGGCACAGCACTAGAAGAGGGTGCGTTTCCTGCTCCTGCTTGCTTGAGGTTTGCTGCACTACCAGTTGATTCGGCACTTGACCCACCACTACGAGCAGTGTGTCCGCTACCAGTCATGGCATCAGTCTTCTCAACTGCTGCTCCAGTTGCAGCCAAAGTCTCTTTAGATTTTCCAGCACCAGAAGCACCACCAGGAGTAGAAACTTTCTTCTCATCAGACCCTAGAGCTCCTGTGCTTGGTTTTTCTGCAAAAGGATTCTCACCTAGATCAACACCAAACTTACCAGCAAGATCTTTAAGGGCATCCAAAGGATTTATTAGAGACGCAGAAGGACCAATAGCATTGGTCATACTGCCATTATTATCCATGTCACCAGCAATATCGGAAGAATCACCACTATAAGATCCAGATTCACCGCCAGTGATACCAAACTCTCTCTTTTTCTTCTGAATTCTTTCACCCAACTCAGCGATGGTAATTTGACCATCGTTATTCTGATCTAGACCTGCGTTGTGATCATACCAAGAGGATGGATGATGTCCATTCTTATCAGAGAATCCACCTCTCTTTGCCAAGACATAATCAGCAGACTCTTTAGCAAATGCAGGTAGATAAGAGATAGTATAAAGGTGACCAGCAGATGCTCCCTTCGGCAACTTCCAGTAGTCAAAATACTTCTCAACATAGTCCATCTGCTCAGCACGAGACATCCTCTTCAGTGCTGCCTGTGTAGTGCCAACTGCTCTTGCGCTGTCCTTACTAAACTGAATCAAACCAACGTGTGTGCCGTTGTCTGCTGCAGGATTCAAACCAGATTCAGAAGCAAACTTACCAAGCAAATCAGCAGGATTGATTTGATACTTAGCAGACAGTTTCTTAACTTTTTCTAGGAATGCAGTGTCATTGCCGATTAGTCGCTTTGCAGTGCCAGACAATGCCATAGGAGTAGATCCACCTCCTTC